ACGCTCGGTGGGATAACTACACTCGTGAGTTTGTTTTCGCTAAAAGCAGAGTCCCTGATGCTTGTAACGCTCGGTGGGATAACTACACTCGTGAGTTTGTTTTCCTTGAAACCCCAGTTCCCGATGGTCGTTACACTTGGCGGGATAACTACGCTCGTGAGTTGGTTTTGGTGAAAAGCACCCGCCTCGATGGTTGTCGGCTTCCCATGTACCACAGGCCACTCGCCCGCTTTTTTTGTTACGAGGCTTTCGCCCATTAAAATATCGTATAAATATCGTTTATCTATTCCGCCGCCGCCTTCCGACCAGGCTTTTTTCTCGGCGTCGGTCACGGTGCGATGCTCGCTGTCCTCGGTCATGTCCGCGAGGCGGGTCTTGATGTCCGTCTTTTTAGCGTAGAGCGTGAGATCGGGGACCGTGTCCGTGTATTTTGGGCTCTCGGGGATCGCGGCCACTTTGGCCTTATCCTCGTCGGTATAGTCATTACTGCTCAGCCCTTTACCACTGACCATATCAACTTTCCCGTCATTCACCGCCTCGATGTTCGCCCGGATTGCTTCATAATCTTTGTTCGTCCAGTTCCGTCCGACTATCGTCGCTTTCTTCCACGCCTGTTGCGTGCCCTCCACGCCCCGCTCGATAGTAAATCCACCATCAGAGCCTGTGGAAGTCACCAGCACCGTCTCTGCGCCCTTGCCCTCACCGATGACGGCGAGGGTGGGAAGCGTGCCGAGGACAGAGCCGTCGGAGAGGTACATCACCGCAGCGTCTTTGGCCAGATCCTCTTTTAAAAATGTATCGGGCGAGTTTGCCACGCCCGGATACATCGTTTGTAAATTTGCCATTAGTAATCACCACCTTATTTGATTATTTTGTAGGAGTTTTTATAGTGGCTGTCGGAGATTTTATATATTACGAGAGACCCTCCGGCGTAGATTAACCCATCAGGACCGATAGCAACGTTGTAAATCGTATCATTGCCTGGCGTAAACTCCCAAACTTTCCTGCCGTTAGAAATTTTGTAGACTGTCTCTCCGCTTGCTGCGTAAATCGATCCATCAGCACCAACGGCAAGACCTCCGATTGTGTCGGCAAGACTCATTACTTCAGATTTTTGGCCTGTATTGGAGATTTTTAAGATTTTTCCGCTGCGGTCACCCACATAAAGCATCCCATTAGGACCAAATGCAAGGCCGCATATAAAGTCTGTAATTGTTGCAATTTCGGTCCTCGAACCAGATTCTGAGATTTTGAAAATTTTATAGTCCATCCCCGCACTGCCGCAATAAATCCATCCATCGGGTCCAACAGCCATACAGGCTACGGGACCAGAGAACCCGGTGATTTCTCGGACTTTTTGGCCGGAGGTAGAAATTTTAATAATTTTCCATTCGTCTCCCGAACAGTAAATGCCGTTTGGGCCTATAGCCACGTCGCTCAAAAAGTTGAAATCGCTAGTATACGTCCAAACCGTCTTATCACCGGAAATCTTGTATACCTTTTTGACGGTCGCCGCATAAATTGACCCGTCAGAGCCAATGGCTACGCCGGATATTCTTCCAATCATACCAGTACTCCCCGCATCTTTAGGGCCGACATACGTTTTTTGCACTTGCACGCTTTCTTCGGGCAACACATCACCCATACCGTAACCCGTTTTTATCTTGGAGATCTTATCGGCTAGAGTATTAAAGCTATCACTCTTGGTCGCACTTACACCTTTGCCGACAATAGCGTCTGCGATAGACTTTTTGCCATTATCGGCATACGTAAAAAGCGTTTTGCCTTGTTCCGCGCTTAAGGCTTTGTCCACTCCACCTGTGGTCAAATCATTGACGACGTCGGTTTTGTTGAGCTTGCGCTGATCCAGCACCATACCCTGCTCCGCACTCAGTGGCACAGTATCAATCGGAGTACTTAAATCGTTGACGACGTCGGCCTTATTTAGCTTTTGAGACTCCAAGCGTTGGACGTCCGCATTGTGGGCCGTTTTGGCATTATTGATGTCCACAGTGAGTGTGTCCTTCGCTGTTTTGATGTCTTTTGCGTAGTCAGCCCTTACGCTCTGGATATCTGCAATATGGGCCTCTCTTATGCTTTGGATTGCATTTGATTGTTTTTCCATGTCGCTTTTTCTATCTTTATATTCATCGTACAAAGCATCCTTCGTCGCATACGGCGTGAGGTCAGGCACGGTGTCCGTGTATTTAGGATCAGGCGGGATGGCATCCACCTTTGCCTTTGCCGCGTCGGTGTAGTCGTGGGTGCTTAGGCCTTTGCCCTCGATCTTGTCGACCTTCCCGTCGTTAATCGCCGTGATGTTGGCTCTTAGGGCCTCGTAGTCCTTATTAGTCCAATTTCTGGCCACATTTGTGGCTTTGGCCCACGCTTGCCGCTTGCCCTCCACGCCGCGGACAATGGTAAGCCCGCCGTCGGATTGCTTGCCCGTGACCTGCACGGTCTCCGCGAGCTCCGCTTGTCCGATCACGGCGAGGGTGGGGATCTCTCCAAAGACGGCGGCATCGGCGACGTACATCACCGTGCCGTCGATCGTCAGCCCCTCGACCAAAAAGGTATCCGGGCTGTTGGCCACACCGGGATACATTGTTTTTAATTGCGTCATTAGTAATCACCACCTCCGCGGGAATTTGTAAATAACTGGATAAATATATTTGCATTTATGCGTGTCAGGGCATCCGGCACGATCTCCACCGTGTGCCATGCGCCCCGCTCGATCCTGCCGCTCCCGTCTTTGGAGAGGTGCGGGACGAGGTTAACCTCTTTGCTGTAGTTATAGACGTTTTTGCCGTCCACTCGCAGGTAGCACTGATTAGCGCGCCCGCCCTCATAGATGCCGTGTATCGGGTCGTGGCTGTGCGGGTCGATGTGTATCTTATGATCGTGGTCTGACACATTGAGTTGTATCTCATGAGAGTGCGAGTCGATAGTAAAATCGACAGTGTGCGTATGGTTGCCGGACTCGACCCACTTCCCGGCATCGCCGACAGCGCCCCTGTCCCATCGAGCCAAATGGATGATAGGTGGGATACCGTGATTGTGACCTCCCTCGCCCTGGATATAGTGATCCACGCCAGTAGTCTTGCTGGCACTTTGGTAGCCGTTGTATGTGGTGGTCTCTGTCCTGTAGATTCCACCACCTGAGCTGGTACTCGTCGATACGTAACCCGCAGCCTTCGCCCCGCGGGAGTAGGATCGGAAGTTTTCGATCGTATAATTTAAAATCAATTTATTGATCCGCACCATCTCTTGGGGGATGTAAAATTTGAGCTCTAGCGGGTACGACGTCTCCGCGTTATCGGCAAAGGCGATCTGTTGCAGATTGGTTGCACCTTGCGAGTAAGTCTCGCTGATCCGTGTACGGTTTTGCAGGTCGCTGATACTGCCGGTCACATCTCGTGACTTATTGGCCACCTCTAACTCAATATCAAAGGGATTGCCTCGCACGTCCCTTTTGGAGACTTTGACGATGGGAGCGTTAAGGCTGATGCCGGATTCCGTGTCGCGGATCCTTACATAGTCGCCCGGCACAAAGCGGGCATACTTTTTGCTGTCCTTAACAGCGAGATCCACAGTCTTGATCTTGTACGACAAAAACGGCTGCGACAGCTCGTCGAGGGTCTTTTGAGCAAAGGCCTTGAGCGTCTCCTCGCTTTCAAAGCGGCGGTCGACGAGGATGGACGACTTGAGCCCGTAGGTGGACACGTTTTTCTCGAGGTACGGCTTTCCGCCGTTGACCTTACTTATATCAAGTTGATTATCACCTTCCCCGTAGCCCAGAGCGTAGAGGCGGGTGACCAAATTCGTGGGATCCTCTTCCTTCTCAATCCCTTGCATATTTTTCTTATACTGGATGTCCGCTTTATAGTCGGCATCCATTTTTTTGAGACTGAGACCCCATGGATAAGATTTGGTGTTAAACCGCCATGCGTAATCATCCACAAAGGGATTTGCGATGGAAAATAACGCGGCGAGTAGATTCTCATTTTCCCACTTGTACTCAAACTGCCTTTTAAAATCGCACTCTGTGAGTTGCCACCGCTTGGTGGTTTGCCGATCGAGGACGTAGCGGATGACCTTGTCTGTGTACACGCCTAGATTGCCGATTTGATGGTATCTAAAAAGCACGTCATCCAGCAGTGTGGCCAAGACGTGCTCGCAGTCAAAAACGGTGTACGATTTATCCGTCTTGGTAAAGGTGCTTGGCATGATCCTAAAGAGTTCCACGCGCTCGCCGCCGTCAAAGAGCTCGACAAAGTTATACGGCTTGCAGTGCTTAATTTTTGGATCGTCATTAGGCATGGTAAAGCTACAAGACCACAGCGCGTTGAGAGTCAACTCGTAGCTGATGTCGTAGGCGTTTTCCAGCCGCGCGAGTTCCCGCATGTTTGTATCGTAGATCTTGATGTTGTATTTCATGGTTATAGCCACTTATCTTTCCAAAACGTATCCACAGCCACTGCGCCTGCGCCTGTCGCTTCGATCTCAATTTCGTTCGCGCCGGGAAAAAAATCAAAAAAGTCGCCGTCATGGGAGAGCAGGTGCATGACGTTTTGCCCGTTAATCGTGGCGGTGAGTGCGCAGGTGTCAATCTCCAATTGCTCTCCCGGCGCAAGTACGATGTTTGTCAGCTCTATATACTCCTCGCCCAGCATAGACGCCACACCGGACGCGTCAAAGACGACGTCCAGCGTGACGGGCGCGGGCTTGGTAACGGTGGAAAAGATGATGCTCGTATCGTAGTTTATCTCTGTATCGGCTGATGTCCCCCACTTGTGGACGTGCGGAATCAGTTGAGTGCCAAAGACGATGGACGATGTGACGCGCCCCGAGTATTTATTGACGACTTGATCGCCCGCCGTGTTGACGGTGATGTCCAGAGCCACGGGATCGGCAAAACGCCACATCATGACGGTACGAGCGGATGCCTGCGCCTCTACTTCCATGGGCGCCGTCCCTGTCAGTGTGATCGCACCGCCCGACTTGATGTTAAATTTGCCCCGGTTAAAGTAGGTCATAAGATCACCTACGCGATCGAGACTGTCAGATTACCCACATCGACAATAAACTTGTTGCCCTCAGAGACGGTAGTCGGTTTGTTAAAGGCGCCATGGACGAGCAGTCGCCCGCCTGTTGCCGCATCGCGGATGCCGAAGTAAGCCACGTCGCCCCACCCTGCCGTCGCCGTGGGAAACTCCACGCGCGCGGTGTTGCTGATGGTCGCCTTGTCGGCCTGTTGCACCGGCGCGGAAAAGTTAATCTGTTGTCTTGCATAGGCGCCGCCTGTTACCTCCGAGCCCGTGTCGGCGTCGGTAGGATTGGTGATGTATAAGGCGACGTAAAAGCTCTGAGGCTGAGTTACGGATTGACCGCGTAAAAAGTAGTTTAGAGTAGCCTCTTCTAAGTAATTACTAGCTTTACTCATTCTGTCACAACCTTTCTTAAGATTTTGAGTTTAGTGATATTCGTTCTTCCCGTATTTTTGATGACAAAAGTTCCACAGGTTAACATGTTGCCTTTATTTTCGACTTCGAAGTGGGTCGTCCTTCCGCCCACAGCCTGCTTTCTGCGTAAGTCCGTAGATGTAGCAAAAGGCTGACACTCAAACTCGATTTCCATCACACCGCGGGGCTGTAAGAGCAACTGCTCAATGCCGACGGCGCTATAGACCGACGCTTCGTAGGCTTTCTCCGGCTCGTCGTCAAAGATGAGAGGGCCGGAGCCTGAGAGCCAGCCGGCCACATCTCTGATCTTGTGGCGCAGGTCCGGGAAGCTGTCGATGTACATGACGCCCACTTTGCCGGTGATAAATCGCTTTTCGTATTCTGTGGAGTCCAGTTCCAACGTGCCGGAGCGGCCGAGGATGGTAAATTCCTTCTTTCGCCGCTCCGGGATCGCCGTCCGATCCACGGAATGGAAGCCAATGTTAAACTCGGAAGAGTGGCGTCCTTTAAATTTAAATCCGATCATGTCGTTACCATCCCTCTACTCCGATTTGTTTTTTGTTGTAGCTTGTCTAGTTCTTGAGCGATGCGCTTGATATCCGCTTCTTCGCGGACGACAAAAGTATTGCCGGTGATTAGGACGCCACCGCCTTGTCCGACGCCCTTCTTGTCGAGGACCTCTGCCACGATAGCCTTGAGGTCGTCCAGTGCGCCGACAAATTCGGGACGCTTTTCGCCGACGCCAATAACGGTAGGACTTTTAAAGATCCCGCCTTTGTCATACCAAGACACGCCAAAACTCGGCACCGACGGCGGATTGAGAGAGAAACTTCCGCTAACTCTAAAATGCGGAAGTCGAATGTGCGGGAAAGGCATCGTCCCGCTTAGTACGGATTTAATCCGACTGATCGCTCTTTCGACGGCACCTTTCGCGGCGTTAATCGGTCGCTCGATGGCGCCTTTAATGCCATTCCAGATAGACGAGGTGGTACTCTTAATTTGATTCCACGCGTTGGTGACTTGCGATTTGACGGCATTGGCCGCCGAGGAGACCGTGGACTTAATGCCGTTCCAAATGCCGGATAATGTGGACTTTATCCCGTTCCAGATGGACGACGTCGTATTTTTGACGGCGTTCCATGCAGCATCGATGGCCGATTTTATGCCATTAAAAATAGCCGTCGCCGAGGCTTTGATTCCATTCCAGATGCCTTCGACAAGGGCTTTAATTCCGTTCCAGGTGGAGGTGGTGACACTTTTTATGGCGTTCCAAACTGTTTCGATCACGGCCTTTATGGCGTTAAAGACGGCCGTCGCTACCGCTTTGAGACCATTCCAAACGGCGGTCACTGCCGCCTTGATGGCGTTCCACACCGACGAGGAGGCGGACTTTATAGCGTTCCAAACCTTATCGATGACGCCTTTAATCGCTTCAAAGATCTTTGCCGCCGCGGCTTTCAGGGCGTTCCAGACGGTTGTCACCACCGTCTTTATTCCGTTCCACTCAGCGATCGCGAGGGCTTTTATCACGCTCCACACGCCACCGATGACGGCGGCGATGCCGTTAAAGGCGCCCGTGGCGACATCTTTGATGCTCTGCCACAGTGTGGAGAGGACGGTCTTGATACCGTCCCAGAAGGCGGTCCATGCCTCGGAGACGCCGTCCCATATGCCCGTAAAGTAGTCGACGAGAGAGGACCAGATCTCATGGGCTCGCTCTTTGACGGTATCCCAGTTTTTATAGAGTAGGACACCGATGGCGATGATCGCGGCGATGGCTGCCACGACCAATCCCGCCGGGCCGGTGATAAACGCAATGGCTTTAGCAAAGAGCCCTGCACCTGCGCCGCCCTCGCCAAAAAAGACCATAGCTTTACCCACCGTCATGGCTAACTTGCCCATACCGATGAGCACAGGGCCGATGGCCGCCGCGATGAGCCCGATCTTGACAATAAACTCTTGCGTCTCGGGCGTTAAGTTGCCAAACCAATCGGCAAACTTTTTAAGTGCTCCGATGGCTCCCTCGAGCATCGGGAGTAGGACGGTCTGTAGCGATGCACTGAGATCTGCACCGGTCAGTTTTAAATTGTTCACTGCTTGCTTCACAAGGTCGATTGGGTCGAGCATACCCTGCCACGTGTTGTCCACACTGCCCGCAGCGTCGCTCATGGCGTTGGCAAACTCGTCGGCATTTAAAGCGCCGCTCTCGAGGACTTCGAGCATAAACGCGCCGCCCTTGGTGCCAAAGGCCTCAGCGGCGATTGCGAGCTTCTCTTCGTGAGTCGTCGCGCTTGCCATTTTGTCCTGCATTTCTTTTAGGCCCTCAGTGACGGATTTCCCTTGCTTGGCCCAGTTTGTTTGGGCGCGGGTGAGGTAAGAAAGGGCTTTGTTGGAGTCGATCCCTTTTTGCTCCATCCGTCCCATCATCTCTGTGGCCTGTGCAAAGTTGAGGCCCAGCTGTTTTAATTGCGGACTCCCCTTTGTGACTGCATCAAATAGCTTGTCCGTCGAGACGCCTGTGTTTTGGGCTGTCTTTGTCACGGCATCCAAAACCATATCCAAATCCTTGGCGGAGAGGCCGTATTTTTCGATTGCCTGCTTTGCGCCGATGGTGGATGCCGTCACATCGGCGTCGTTGATTTGCGCAAACTTAATCATCTTTTCAGAGGCCTGCTCGAGGCTCTGCCCGGTAAGGCCAAATTGTGTGTTGATCTCGCCGATGGCGTTTCCGACCTCGTCAAAGGACGCGGGCATGTTGCTCGCTACGTTTCTAAAACTTTCTTCGAGGCCTTTCGCGGCTTCCCCCGTCGCTCCGGTCTTGGAGATGACGGTATCGAGGCCCGCGTCCACTTCGTTAAAGGCGGCGACAGATAAACCCGCGACTGCGGCAATGGGAGCGGTGACGCCCTTGGTCATGCCCTCGCCGACTTTGGTCATTTTGTCGCCGGTGGTCTGTAATTTTTCCCCGACGTCTTTCCACTTGTTGTTAGTCTTATCCAATTCGCCCTGTAGGGATTTAAGTTGGTTTTCCGTCTTGATTACTTCGCGGGTGAGGGCGTCGTACTCGTCTTGGCCGATGTCACCGCGGGCGAGGGCCTCGGCGGCTTGCTCTTGGGCTGTCTTTAGGGTCTCGAGCTTCTTCTTCGTGTTTTCCACAGACTCTCCTAAGACGCGTTGCTTTTGGGCCAAGAGCTCTGTGTTCCCCGGATTAAATTTCAGGGATTTTTCGACGTCTTTGAGCTCTCGATTAAGGTCTCGCGAGTTTTTATTGACGTCTTTTAGCGCGCGATCCAATTTTGTGGTATCGCCGCCGATCTCGATCGTGATCCCTTTTATGTTTCCCGCCATGTCTCACCTCCGTTCTTCGCATTAAAAAAGGACCCCGAAGGATCCTTTAAAATCTGTCGAAATCTTTTTGCGATGCGATTTTCGTGTCTTTCGCCCGCTCATCGTCGGGCTTGTTGATTTCGTTGTAGGTCTTACAGTAGTCGACGATTTGACCGATGGTCATGGTGTCAAAATCCCGCAGCGTTAAACCACGGGAGATGGCACCGGCCATGATCAGTTCAATGTCGACTTTTGGGGCGTTTTCTTCGGGGGCGTCGTCGTCCCCTTCAACTTTTTTTTAGAGAGGAGGGACGAGAAGAGCATCGGGAAAACTTGGATCGCGATGTCGACGACAGGAAACTCCTCAAACTGACCAAACCATTTCACGGGATCGGGAATTTCGTCGTCGGCACACTTGGCCATTGTCCACAGTAGATTCATTACGTCGATCAATTCCAGACTATAAACGCCTTCCAGAGCCATGGAGATGGTTTCGGGTGTCAGCAAAAGGGATCCGTTTTTAAACGTCTCCTTCGTAACCATCCCGCTCGCGCCTCCGATAACTTCGGAGAGCAGGGGCATGATGATCGTTAGGACGTCGACGTTAAAATTGGCTTTGTAGAGGAGCGGAAAAGAAGCGGTCGCTTTAAAGCGCACCTCTTTGCCGTCAATGGTGATTGTTTTTTCCATGGTTTATGCCTCCGGGTTAGGTACTACGACGTAAGGCGCTTTAAAAAAGTCGTCGTATCCGGTTGCGCCCTCGTTGATTTTTGCCTTAACGATTTTGGTATCCGTCGCGGGAATTGCCTTAAGGCTGATCTTGTCCGTTTTGGGATCGGTCTTATCCTCTTTGGTCTGCCCTTCCACGGAGGGGCGAGAGGATGTTACGTGGTAAAAGATGTGACGGGTCTTGTTTTTGTCGCCGTCAAATTCAAAGGCCAGGGCGTAAGGCACGGATTTCGCATCCGCTTTTTCTACGATTGCGCCGTTTTTGTCTTTCATGCTCCCGAGGATCTTTGTTTCAAAATCTTCGGGGATCAGGGCGATTTCTAAGTCGCCAGAATAGCCGTTGTTGGAAAACTCGGACCAGTAAATTACGTCGTCGGCATAAAATTCGTTGGAGTCGCCTTCCGCATCCAGCGAGAGATTGACCGCGCCGGGCACTTTGATAACCTCGCCAAATACAACGCCACTCTCTTTGTCGTCAGTAATGGGAAAAACGTGTACGTTTTTGAGCCCAAATTTTACTTTGTTTGCCATTTATTATCTCCTCCTAAATGTAGTACGGGATCATAAAGACCTTTTCCGTGTCGATGTACACGTCGTAGCCTTTTTCCCATACGATTTCCGCGGCATCTAAGAGATTTTCAAGTCTCTCTTCCAATTCCACGTCTTTTTTGCGTACATAAAGCTCGATGTTCCAGTGGGCTTCTTTGTCATAGACCACGTCGTCCGCTTTAAAGTTGCGGGAGCCCGTGCCGTAGTAGACGATAAAGGGCACGATGCCCGGTTCGGGATTGACAAAGTAGCCCACGGGTTTACCGAGCGGTTTTAAAAGTTCCACAGGATTGATTTTATCCACGTTCAATCCCCTTTCGCAGTTCATCCTCAAAAGCCTTGATCGCTTTCTGCTCCGCCGCTCCGATGTGTGGACGGGCGGGAACCTTGCGACCGCCGTTGACTCTGGCGTGGCCAAACTCTAAAAGATGGGTCAGGCGGTAGTGCTTTTTGTTCCACACCACCGCCGACTTACTTCTTGTCGCGGTCTTGCCTTCTTGCTTTGCCCATCCTTCGGCGTAGTGACCGGACTTTCGAGGGCTTGTACTTCCCAATTCGTTCACGGTTTCTTTCGCCACTTTATCCACGGCTTTGCCGACGACTTCATTCGCCAGATCCAACTGCTCTTTCATCGCCTTCTCGATTTCGGCGGCAAGGTCAATCGACATTGGCCACCTTCCTTTCGCAGACGAGCTCCAGCCGATCCAGCGTGCGTTGATACGTCCGGATGATGGAGTATTCCACGCCGTCGCAGATTAAGAGATCAGCGCCGCCAAATTCCGCTGCGTAGATCTCAAAGACAAAATCGGGCTTTAGTCCTTGATTGCCCGCCCTATAAAATTCGGTCTGGCCAACGGACATCCGATCCGCAAAGACCATCCATTCTTCCGCGACAGGCACGGGATTGCCCCAATCGTCAGTCGCGGTCCCGCTGTGTTTTATGAGCTTAATTTCGACCGGCTTTTTCATGGGGCAATTCATCTCCGTATTTTTCACTCAGGGCGAGATGGATTTTCAGGGCATCGTAGCATTGGATCAGGCCTTCCCTGTCGGGGTTCTCGCCCCCGAAGTGGGCCTTCACATAGATCCCGACGGCCCGTTTGACGAGCTCGTCGTCCATCTTTTCCACGCCGCTGACAGAGAGATCCAAAAAGCAAGCCTCGATGAGATTTTTAATTTCATCGTCAAAGGCTTGCGTTTTGGCTTGTCTCAGCAAGATCTTGCAGTACGGTAGTAAGGTTTCAGGTGTCATCTAATCACCTTTTTTCTTTACGTCCTTTTTCTCCGGTGCATCGTTTACGACGACGCCGGCATCGAGGTATTTTTTCAGGTTTTTGTTCTTGGCGTCGATCTCCTCGTGGATGTCATAAAAGACGCCGGTTTCGACGTCTTGAAATCCACTAATAACTCTGTAGGCCATTTATTAGACCCCTTTTACGAGATAAGCAAAGGCCTTTTCGTCGATTACGCCGCCGTCGTGGACTTCGTAGCCGACAAAGTCGGTTGTTCTTTGTTTTGCGTGTTGTTCGGTGACCAGTTTCATGGGCTCGGAGACATTTTCTTTGTAGCCGGCTGCCATGTTAGCAATCAGGATTTCGCCGTCACCCATGGCGTCCTCTTCGACGACAGAGATGCCGAAGATTCGGCCTACGCCGCCGGAAGTGACGTCAGGGATAAAGAGCGGGCGTTGTTGACCGTCTAAGATATTAGCAAGCGTGCCCCATACGGTGGCGTTATTGGCGTAGATCTTTGCGCCGCTAACATAGCCGGATTTGATCTTTGCCATGGCTGCGGTGATGTCTTTATAGGTCAGACCGTCAGCTTTGTAGGATACTTTTTGCGGTGTGCTTGTTTCGGCTTCGATGGCAGTGATAACGCCTTGGGGATACTTCGCATCGCCCTTACCTTTGACAAAGGCTTTGGCTTTGGCTGCGCCCATGCGTTCGCCGAGTTCGCGGGTAATAAAGGGGATAAAGTCTGCCACGGCCATGGCTTGGAGTTTCCAGGTGACGGTGACGGCCTTGGAGAGTTCTTTGCCGTTGAGGGTCAATTCGCCAAATTTATTTTCTTCGTCGGCGGTGGGGGTGGCTTCGTCGTAATAATCGGCATCGCCGGCGGGGATTCCCGTCCTCTTAACGTATTTTACAGTGCCCTTAATTCTCGTCGGGGTAACGTCAGCGAGGATCGGGTGGAGTTCTTTCATTTCGTCGATGATTCCGCTGATGACGGTTTCGGGGATGACGATTTCGGTGTTGGTGGTGTTATGCGTATAGACGTTTTCGGGGTTCATTTCGTTAAAGAGATTCACTTCGTCGGCGTCGAGATCTCTTTGTAATGCTACTTTGGCAAAGACTTCTTCGTAATTCACGGCGGTGGTTTTTTCAACAATTTTTTCCATGGGCTTAAGTCCTCCTTCGTTGATAGACATATCGTTCATATCGGATACGGTCTCTTCTTCCACATTCAATGCATCGAGGTTTGCTTGCTCTTTGGATGCTTCTTCAAAATCGGCATCAAGTGTTTCGATCTCTTTTCGTTTTTCCGCTGCGGCTTCAATATTGCCGGCGTTAATGAGCTCTTGGGCATCATTCAGCATAGCGGCGCGTGTTTCTAAGTACTTTTCTTTGTCCATTTCATCGCTCCTTTAGCTTTAATAAATTGAGTTGTTCCTGTTCCTTTTCTTGCTTTAATTTATCAATAACGGCTTGCGGGATTAGATAATCGCTCGCCGCTACTAACCTAATGTCGTTGGGTGCCTCTGCTCTGGTCATGATCTCGTCGATAAAGCCGTGTTCTTTTGCTTCTTCCGGCGTAAACCATGTTTCGTAGTCCATGAGATCGAGGATCTCTTCGCGGGTTTTTCCCGTCTTGAGCATGTAGGCGTTGGCGATGGTGTCGTTGGATTTTTTGAGTTGCTCTGCGTAGTGCTCAAAATCGCGATAGTCGCCGCTTCCCGTCGCGCTCACATTGTGGATCATGAGCTGTGCCGTCGGGCTCATGGAGACCTTGGTTCCCGCCATGGCAATGACCGATGCGGCACTTGCGGCGCGCCCGGTGATGGTCACATTGACATTGCCTTTATGCTGCATCAGGGCCGTGTAGATTTCCGATGCGGGGTAAATATATCCGCCGGGAGAGTTGATCTCGATGTCCACGTCCTGACCGTCGATTAGGTCTAAGTCTTTAGGACAAAAGGCGTCCATCTCGCACCAATCGTAGATCCATTTGTCGTCGTTGGAGACGATGGTTCCGTTGATTTTAATCGTCATTTTTTGTCACCTCCTCCGTCGTCTATTTCTTGCGTATCAAGGCGTCGGATATATGCTTGGCCAAGCCCGTCGGGGATCGGCGCCATATTGAGTATTGCTCTGACTTCGTCGGGATTCATGATCCCTCTGTCTACAAATTGGACGAGGCTCAGCTTCGTCTGCATACTTGCAAAGTTAAGATTCGACGATTCAAAAATGATTCGGTTTCCGAAGCCGCGCTCTCTGCGCGTAAAGATTTTCCGCGTAAACTCGTTGGACATTTGGATCAGTACCGGTTCGATCTCCGCTTCGTAGTAACTGATCCATTGATCTTCGTTATAGCTGGATTGGATGATGCTTTCGTTGGTATTAAAAAATCCGTAGATCCGATCCACCGTTCCCTTCGTTTGCGTGGATTTGGGCACGTAGTTTTTCGGTTCGACCTGTTGCGCGTCAAATTTCGCGTCAGTGGCTGCAGCTCCGCTCGCTTCGGAGTCGATGCTTAAAAAACTGTCGACAAACTCTTTCGTCTGCCGCTTCAAATCCTCCTCACGTAGGACGGTGTTAAATTTTAAAATCCACTTAATGATGTTACTGTTTTTAATCGCCTTGACGATGCCTTGATCCGTCGTGCTTACGATCTCCATCAGTTGAGTGAGGGCGGGCGCCGGGCTCTCCCCGAAGATGTCATTGGCATTAAAGTCCCGCCGTAGATGGATCACATCGGCGTACCTAAACGTGTAATACTTGCCCTTGACCAAAAACCGCAGGAAGATTTCGCCGCGGTCATTTTCCAAGGCTTCCACAGAGGAGGAGTTGATCGGATAAATCGCCGTTGCCAATCCGTTGGCGTCTCGCTCGATGAGGGCAAAGGCGTTATTATTCAGCGCCAGTTGGTTTGCCAGTTTTTCTTGGAGCATCTGTCCCGACATGTACGGGTTCGGTTCTTCGAGTAAAAAGCGGATGTAAACCTCCGGGTTTACTTTTGTTGTCACTGCATCTTTTCGGATGTGCTTCGCTTCGGCTTTGCCGATGGCTTGCGTTTTCGGTCGGATACAGGATCGGACAATATCCGAGGCGTAAAGGTTTCCGTTGTACGTATAAAAGCCTTCGCCCTGCTCCGTCACCAATTTATATTTGGATACCGTCACCGTCTCATTGCGTTTGCTAAAAAGTCCCATGTCTCACCTCCTTAAATCAAATTGAGATAATCTTCCAAGTTGTCCTCCATGACGATGAGTGCATCCATGAGTGATGCCACGCCGTCAATCCGCCGCCGATGATTGCTCGTCTTGACCAATGCGATGTTGTCGTTGGTGTCCGTTTTTATCGCCGCGTTAGAGAGATTCCATTTCGTAATCGGGTTATTGTTGTAGTTGATTTTCTTCGCCCGCAGGTCGCTTTCCAATCGCTTCATGGGCCCCGAAAAGGTCTTTGCGCCTTGAGCCACAGGGAGAGGGACAGGCTTCCCGAAGTGCTGGACGAGCTCGTCGACAAGGTAAGTTGCCGACCACCGGTCATAGCCGATTTTGTAAATGTAGCAGTCCATTTCGTTTTGGACTTCCAAAAACCATTTCGTGATGTCCTTATAGTCGACCTTGTTCGTTCCGGATCGCCGCAGCAGTCCTCGATCTTCCCACACGTCATAGGGTATTTTATCCTCGCGGCTCCGAAGTTCGATCAGATCGCCCGGCAGCCAGTACATTTGCTTGATGTAAGTCGTGTCATCGTCGGGCACTCTAAAAGCGATGGTGGCGCAGGTGAGGTCGGTCGTCGCCGAGAGGTCGATGCCGCCGATGCAGTAACGCGGCTTTAGCTCGGCCATGTCGTAGGTGGCCCGGTTGTCCAGTGTCTCAAAGGTCAGCCATGCTTGCGCCGTGGTCTCCGGCACGTCAAAGTCTTTCGTGAGTAGATTCTTTACGAGCTTGCTGTTCGCCTTCGCCTTATTGACTTTCTCTTCCAGCGCCGCCACTTTTTTGATCGTGCCTAATCCGGGGTTAGCTTGCATCCATGTTTCGGGGTCTCGCCACGTCTTACGGTCGTCTAACTCGTAGACCAAAAAAAGAGACCGCTCGTCTTTGTAGCCGTCGGGATCGTCGTATCCGTTTATCGTCCGTTCCGCCTCGTCGTAAATGTCGTCATAGACATTCTCGCGGACCGTGCCCGCCGTGGTGGTGACGAGGATAAGCGGTTGATCTCTCGCGCTGGTGCCGTCCACGATGACGTCGTAAAGGTTTTTGTCCGTCCATGCGTGGATCTCGTCCATGGTTGCGCCGTGGACGTTGAGCCCGTCGAGCGTGTCGGAGTCTCTTCCCACAGGCTTATACACGCCGTCGTTTAAATCGCAGGTCATCTCCGCAATCAATGGCTTAATCCTTTTACTGAGCACTGGGGACTTTTTGACCATGCGCTTGGCTTCCAGCCAGATGATTTTGGCTTGATCTTTTTTCGTGGCCACACTTACTACCTCTGGACCCGGTTCGCCGTCGGCGATAAAAAGATACAGCCCTTCCGCCGCCGAGAGTGTGGACTTCCCGTTCTTCCGTGCGACGATGAGGACCACACGCTTGTATTTTCGTTCGCCGGTAATCTTGTGGACGATGCCAAAAGTGGCGGCGACCTTCGCCTTTTGCCACGGCTCGAGGATAAAGGGCTTTCCGCCCATCTTCCCCTTCGAGTGGCGGCAGTACCGCTCGATAAAATTGATCGCGTGATTCGCTTTTGCCTCGTCGTATTCCCATTCGGATTCCGGATCTTCCAAAAAGGCTATGATGTGTTGGTATGTTTTAAAGACCTTCGTGCTGACCTTGTTTCGATTTTCATTCATCCACCCCCAGTAGGCGCTGATCGGATTATTTTTCGTTAAGGAAGTCGTCAAAACCATCATCCACTTCTTTTTGCCGGTCTTTTGGGAGTAGGTCCATCAGCTGCTTAATGATCCCGGAATATCGCTGGACCATTGTGTTGTAGGACTTGAGCGCAGGATGCTCTCTCAGGATGGAGTAGTCGCCTTGGGGCATCTCGTCGATCGGGCCGTGCTCATCGATTGCCTCTTTCAATTCTTTGAGCGTGGCCTTCATAAAGGCGGCCTCTTCGATGAGGTTTTTCGCCGTCAGCCGCTTAACGCGATCCACGTCTTTATATAAATTTGTAAGTCGCGCAATCTCCCGCTTAACCTCTTGATCTTTTCCTTTCACCACGTATAATCACCTGCCTTCTTCCATTTTCAGAGGTGGGGGTTATGTAAAAATTCCTTATGCGTTTTTTGGTTGTACCCCTGCCGGTCCCCGACGCTATCAACGGTCGATTTTATTAAGGGGGGCTAATTCTGTTGATGTTGCCTTCCGCGTCAAAAAATAAATCATCTCTCGTGCTTTTATGCTTTTGAAAAGTTTTTGTATTGTGACACTCTAAGCATAAATACTGTAAATTGTCGTGATTAAGTGTAATGTCCGGATCATTGATGTTACCCGGCTCAATCTCCACGATATGGTCGACGATGTATCCGCGCTTGCATCCGCAATGCTGACACAGTCCGCCGTCGATCGTCTCTCGCTCACTTATAAAAGCCGCGCGACATCGCTGCCATGCTCGGCTCTTATAAAATCCTCTCGCATAATCTTTTGCCATGATCTCCTCCACGCTGAGGAGTGGGAGTCGAACCCACGATACCTTGTCCTCAGATAATCGCACGGGTCGAGGTGTTGTTATAGATAGGCCAAAGAAAGGAGGTCAATGCTGCCCGTGCGAAGTAGTTTAAGGACATGCTTAGGTCCTATGTAGCACAGTAAGAGACCCGCCCCGCGCGACATAAAACACTGTGTACCGCGCCCCTCGGTCGGTGGTGAGAAATCCATTTGAGGTGTGAAAGAAACTATCGTACAAAATAATCCACCGACCGCCACCAATAAAAAAGGCCGCCCTCTCGGACAGCCTCTCACTGATACCATAGTAACACATATCCAACTGCACTTTACTGCACAGTTTTATCCTCAGTCACTCATGCGCATCATCACGAAAATCAGCACCACATTAACCAAAGTCAAAAGGATGCCGATAAGCTCCCTATCTCCCATTACTCCCTCCACCGAAAAGAATATCCAAAGCACGGCTGTGCATAGCAAATACATGACGCGGCCCATAATGCAAATGCTCTGCGACCCTCCCCCACGGCATACACTCAAGATACCGCATCTCCATCACCACCTTCAGCTGAAGATCGCCATCTAACTTCTTAAACAGCCGTCGGGCCTCCATCTTCAACTCCACCAGCGTGGCAATATCTCGCATGATAGATTGATCCAGCATCGCAATCTTAATAGCAGCCGAGGCCGTCGGATCAGACGGACCGGACTGCACCGGGCCCGTATCACTACTTCCGGCCGGAAGCCTGGCCCGGTATGCCTTCAACTGATCCAACTGACGCACCTTCGAGTTAATCAAGTGATCCAAATACAGAATCGACTTAAGCTCTTCCTTCGTCATCTTCGCCTCCACTACTCAACTCTACTCCGCCTTACTCCACTCATCGATCAACCAATCGAGGTACTGTCTCGCCTTCAAAAGATCCTCTAAGCCATTCTTCCGCCCGAAGCGGAAAAGATATTTCAGCGTGTCTTTTAAAAGCACCGCCGCCCACGGCGCCACACAGTTATGCCCCACGACCGCTTTAATCACATCAATGCTTTCCTGCTCCAAGCCCTCAATGCAATAATGCTGCGGCCGCGATACAGAATCATATTTAGCTTCTCGCTCCATCTCATCCTCCAGTCCAATTCTTATTCCAGTAAATTCAAATAAATTGGAATGCCGCCGCCTTATTCCAATTTATCCTCCAATCTCCGCTTTCAACTTCTTCAACAACTCTTCCTGCCGGATGCCTTTTCCTTCAAGCGCTTTCGCCACGCGGCCGTCCACCGTGCCTTCCGTCAGCAAGCGGTAAATCCGCACCGTGTTCTTCTGCCCTTGCCGATGCAGCCGCGCGTTGGCCTGCTGGTAAAGCTCCAAGCTCCACGTCAACCCATACCAAATAATAATGCTCCCGCCGTCCTGTAGGTTCAGGCCGTGGCCGGCGCTCGCGGGATGCGCCAAAAGCATTTTGATCTTTCCGGCGTTCCAGCCCCGGATCGACTCCGCCCCGTCCAGCTTCACCGCATCGGGGAAGCGCTCTTTGATTCGCTCATAGTCGCTTTTAAAGCTGTAAAACACCAGAATGTTTTCGCCCTGCGCTTCTTCCCGAAGCTCCTCCAAAGCATCCAGCTTTCGCCCGTGAACGATGTGGGTATTTCCATCCTCGTCGTAAATCGCGCCGTTGGCCAGCTGCAGAAGTTTATTGCTCACCACGGCAGCGGACAAAGCGGCGATGGTATCGTCGCCCAGCTCCAACACGGCATCTCGCTCAATGGTCTTATAGAGCTTCTTCTCTTTACCGTCCATTGCCACCTTCACATCGATCAGCATGGGCTCTTTCAAATCCAGATGATCCTTAGCACTCATGCTAATACAAATGTCACTGATGGCCTCGTCGATCGCCTCCTTTGCACCGGGCTTTAGCTTATATTCCGTGTACATCCCGCGACTGATCCCGTCGAAGTACGTCCGGCGAAAGGCGGTGATGTTCTTCCCTAATCGCTTCCCGCGATCCAAAAGATAAACCTGCGCCCATAGATCCAGATAGGAGTTCGGCGCCGGCGTACCGGTAAGACCGATCACCCGCTTAAAATAAGGCGTCACGGTTTTCAGCTTCTTGAAGCGCTTCGACGCGTGATTTTTAAAGCTGGAAAGCTCGTCGATAATCAGCGTATCGAAGTCCCAATCGCCTTTCACCTCGTCCACCAGCCACGCCACATTGTCACGGGATACGATGTAAACATCGGCATCGGCCTGAATCGCTCGTCGCCTTTCCGCCGGCGTGCCTAAGATCTTTGAAACCGTCAACGATTGAAGGTGGCTCCACTTTTTAATCTCCGACGGCCACGTATCCTCCGCCACGCGCTTCGGCGCAATGACAAGCACCTTTCCGATGTCCAGATAGTCATCCCGAAGAAGCTCCACGGCCGTCAGGGAAGACACCGTCTTTCCCATGCCCATATCAAGGAAGAGGCCACAGGCGGGATGGGATAGGATCCAATCCGTGGCCGCCTGCTGGTAGTCGTGTGGCCTATAGTCCATGCTCCACCTCTCGGATAAAGGCATCCACGCCCTCGGTATTTGAGATCACTCGCACATCGAAGCCGATAGAGGCGATCCTTTTCTGCTGCTCCCTTTGCACCGGCGAAAGTCTTCCGTTTTTCGGTCGCTTCAATTCCACGAAGATGCATCGCCCGTTAGGTAAAAGAACCAATCGATCCGGCACGCCATTATTCCCTTGGCTCACCAGTTTCATACATCGACCGCCAAGAGCCTCGACCCCTTTTCTCAGACGCTGTTCCACATCCTTTTCAAGTGCCATCTCATCACTCCTTTCTTCTTTGGGACAGACGGGACAGATTTTAGACGACAAACTTATATTTTCGTATAGGGGCGTTAGGCCCCATACGTGTGCGCCTATTAATACATTTTATTTTTCTTATATATTCTGTCCCATCTGTCCCAAATCGCCGTAGCTATTGGAATTTCAATGGGTTGAGACGGGACAATCCATTTCCGTTTTGTCCCATCTGTCCCATTATTCTGTCCCATGAATGGGACAGACTTTTTAATTCTGTCCCACACGTTTAAACGTTCTTTGTCTTCCGTAGATGGACACATAAGGTCTTCCATCTTCCTTCTCCCATCCACGAAGACTTCCTAAAATGTCATTGATCTCCCGTGAATTAATCGGCTTCAAGTCACCGGGCCTTTTGCCCAAGACCTCACACCACACTTCCATCACGCAGACCCGATCCTTTCGATAGGTGCGGGCGGCTTCCGTGAAGGTGTCGGCGTCTCCTCGTAAGAACGAAAGCCGTTCCTGCAGGTCCAACTCGTCCCAATCGGCTGGGAAGTCCATGTCCAGGTACGCTTCGATTAGACCGGAAAGAGGTGTGTCTTCCTTGTGGGCGTGCTGCATCTCGATTGCCAGCACCTTGGCCTCGTCGCTTAAAAGCAAGTTCGTGCCCTGCTTATAAAGCACATAGGCCTCCGCCCACAGCTGATCCACTTCCCCGTCCAAATCGTCAAAAACGCTTTTTGTAGGGAGAACTTCGTAGCAGTCAATGGGCCACGCCCGTCTTTCTCCCGTCGGATCCCTCAAATACCGTTCGTCATTCGTCGTCCCCCAAAAGACGCACTGCCGGGGGAAGCGCGAGGTGTTCTTCGCATAGGCCACGCGGTATATGTCTTCCTGCTTGGATAAAAACGCCTTCACCGCTTCCCTGTCCGCCTTTCTCGTGGCGTTCAGCTCGCCCACCTCCACGTGCCATACGCCCTGGATCAGCTCCGCCGCTTCCTTCCCCTTCACCGTGTCGAGAGAATCGGAATACCAGCCCTTCGCCAGCTTGGAGATGAACGTGGATTTCCCGATCCCCTGAGCGCCTACGAGGGTCACCATTTGATCGTACTTCGTGCCGGGGCGCATGACCCGCGCCACCGCCGCCACCATGTGGCAGACGGCCACCTCACGGGTATAGACATTGTCCTCCGCCCCCAAGTAGTCCATGAACATGGTCTCGATGCGCTTCGCACCGTCCCATGTCAGCCCCTGCAGATACTCACGCACCGGGTGATAGCGATGCCTTTCAAAGGTCAAATTCTTCGCATCCTCGATCTTATAAGCCACCGTCAGCCCGTAGTTCGATTCCATAAACAGCCGAAGACCGCTGTCGTCATTGTCCCGCCAATCGTGTTCGCCGTCCTTCGTCCAGGGCACGCCGCCGGCCACATAAGCCCGATTGGCGAAGGCGTCGTATTTCAGTTTCCCCGCCAAACGGGGATCATTTTCTAAAATTAAAATGGAATTTTTAATGGCATTCTCCACATTGCCCTTTTTGTCGATGGAAAGTTCTTTTAGCCAACCATCGTCGTCGCCCTCGTCAAATTCGAAGTCATCTTCCGCCGAAGCGAGGCGCTCCTTCCCGAGCTGTATCTTTACGCCGTCATCTTCTCGCGCCATAGCCACCATCTTCGTGAAAGATGGAAGGCGATTCGTCGGCGTGTCCGCCTTCGCTTCGTCGTCCATACCGCCGAAGAGGTGGATGCGTACCAGGTCAAAAGCGTTACACAGCTGACCGCTGGAAGGGTCTGTCCCGTGGTGGGAGTAGGCGAACTTGTCGTCATAGACTACCAGCCCGCCCACGGTGGATCCCGCCTTATAGGTGTAGCGTCCTTCCGTGCCCGTCGGGTCATAAACGTCACTTAGGAAGGTATTGATGGCATCGTGAACGGAGTACGTGCGGCAAAAGGCGCCGACGATGCCGTCCTTCGTAAGCGGGTCTTCCTGCCGCTTCGCCTGATCCGTGATGCGGCCGTCCAGCCTTTCAGAACTCGGCCATTGGCTCACGTCCCGCCAGTCCTCGTAGCGATCCAGCACCGTGTCCGGATCCAAAAAGGCGCCGGGCACGTGCTTATAGATATACTCTCCGTCCGCCGGCGAGCTCGGCCAGTACATAAGCCGCGACGGCTCGAAGGTCGTCGGGTCGAAGTAGGCGAGGCCAATGTCCTCCGCCACCTTCCGCGCCACCGCCTGATACTCATCGGGCACCACTTGACGGGATAAGGGGATAATCAGACGGAGCCGCGGCGCCTCCGGGCGGTGGGAGTGGGTAGAGTAAAGCACCATCTCCTGATTAAAGAACATGGTGATGCTGTCCCACACGTCATCCACCGTCGTATCGATGGCATCCATGTCCAAGGTAAGCATAGAGCGGTTCGCCACGTTCTCCGCCTTCCGCCTGCCTTGCTTCAAAAGGCCGCCGACGAAACCGCCCACGTCCTTAATAGCGTCGCGGTTGGTCTTCGCCATCGCCTTATACTCCGCCGCCGTCTCCCGAGTTCGCGTCGTGCGACTCAGCTTCTTCCGAAAGTCCGACCAGCTGATCTCTTCGTTTTTCCAATATTTTGACCAGCGGCCGGCTCCCGTGGCTATCCATAAGAGCCTATCTGCGCCGGTATTTAGTTCTTTTTTAACGTCCATAATCTAGTCCTTTTGATAGTACCGGCAAGTAAAGCCATCGGCCCTAAGAGGCAAGTCGGCGCACCACTCGGGCGGCTCGCCCATCATGGCGCAAATCCTATCCAGATCCTTCGCCGACTTCGCCTCGATCACCACCTCATCGTGGATGTGCATGACGATCTCATAGCCCGCGTGATCCAAAGCGAGCATGGCGTGGCCTAAGATGTCCCGCGCCGTCGCCTGTACGATGTTCTCCACCAAAGAGCCGCCATAGGTCTCGCGCTTCAACCAATCCGTCCCGGCGCTGTTGCGCTCGTAGTAGACGATGCTGTCGCCGCCAAATCGATTCTCACCTATAGCCGGCTTAGCGTAAAAGAGGCGCCGCCCCGACGGTAAGACGATCTGCAGCATGCCCGAGGACACATAGGCCGCGAGCTTGCCGTCGGCGAAGCGCTGAGGCTTTCTGTCACGTATGGCGCGGGTCACGGCGGACTGGGTTTCATACCATAGATGCACGATGCCGGGATTCGCCTCTCGCCACATGTCCACAATGGGCTGTAAGTCCTCTTCGGGGATCCCCATCTTAAGAGCTCCCATGGCGGTGAGTGCACCCTTTCCCCCTTGATAGCCGAGGGCGAGAGTGGCCACCTTCCCGCGTTGGCGCATGTCCGATCCTTTCTTAATCGACTCCACCGGCACGTGGAACATCTTCGCCGCCGTGGCCTCATAGATCTTCCCGGTGGTACGGAACACGTCCAGCACCCAATCTTCCCCGGCGATCCAAGCGATGACGCGAGCCTCGATGGCGGAGTAGTCCGCCACGGCGAAGACGCGTCCTTCGGAGGGCACGATGGCCGTTCTTAAACATTGGCTCATAATATCCGGACCATGGTCGTAAGCCATGTTCAGGGCCTCCAAGTCCCCCGTCTTAATCACGGCCCGCGCCGTGTCCAGATCAGAGATATAATTCCTCGGAAGATTCTGTGCTTGGATCAAGCGGCCCGCCCATCGGCCCGTGCGCCGTGCGCCGTAAAACTGGAAGAGCCCTCGGGCCCTGCCGTCGGCCATAACGATTTCCTCCATCTTGTAGTACTTTGCCGTGGAGGTCTTCGAGAGCTGCTTCCTTATTTCCAGTACCTCCACCACCTCCGGATAGGCGGCATAAGTCGATATAAGCTCGTCGATGTTTCCCTTCGTCACCGACTTCACTTCATCGCCGGTAACCGAATGAATAAAGGCCTTAATGTCTGCCAGACTGTTGGGGTTGTCCTTTCCCGTGATTTTCTTGTAGCGGGCGGTTAAGTGCTGCACCATCTCCCCATCGATGGCCATGGCGCCGTGGACTAAGTCCATATCCAGAGCGATGCCGCGGCTGTTTATAGCCTGATCCAGCCTGTAAAGCGCCCACTCAGAATCCGGAAGCTCGAAGCGATCCAGCTTCTCTCGGATGCGCATCTCCACCTCCACGTCCCGGCGGCAATACTCGATGAACCTTTCCCAGTCCTCGTCTTCGTCCACGGCAAGCTGTTTTTCCCCTCTCTGCGGAGAGCAGAATTTCTTAATCAGGCGCTTGCCGTCTTTGATCTTTCCCTCGTCCTCACCGAGACCGATCGCATCG